AATACTGCCAGGCGTATGTACCCGCTGACAAGCTTGGCCAAGTGCCAATTTTAGAAAGTGTAAAAGTCCCTGCATCTGTGATTGCCTTGTAAGTATAACCTGCAGTATCACCACGACCAATAAGGTCAATGCGCCCACTGCTGACCGATACAGCAGTATCAAAACGAAAAATAGTGGTGCTTCCAGCGTAAGCATAATCAGAGGTAGTACCGTTAAAGGCTCTTGAAGCGTCGGTAGGCAAAGGTGATGCGTCAACTTGCGGGGAGATTGAAATGTTGTTGACAGTCCACGTATTCCCATTCCCACTAGTGTCCGTCCCTAATGCGGCGGCGGTGCTGTTGTCGTCGAAGAGGAGGTGGAAACCGTTGGTGCCGTAGGTGCCGGTGTATGCCTTGGGTTGCCAGATGCCGTTGGCGTCGAACTGACCGAAGCTGGTGGGGTCTAACGCTTGGCCGTCGATGAAGTGAATGTCGGCGAGGTAGGCGCTGCAGGAACCCGATACCGCTGGAAGTGCTCCGATGTAATGAAGCGATGCTCCGTTTATATAAGTATCACTATTTTGAGGTATTGTTGGCGTTGCTGTTAACGTAGAGTTGTTTCCATTAACGTAAATCCTTGTTCGATCAGAAGCAGATAAAGCGGCTGTATTAACCGCAACGACGACATGCATCCACGCGGCAGGATCTCGGTAGACGGCTATGGTCTCACTTGCGTAATCTGAGCTTCCAACTCGTGTAAAAAAACGTATTTGGTTAGCAGTCGTAAATCGAATGAGGGCGGTATTTATGGCGTCATTGGGTCCTGCTAACAAGTAGTCGTCAGCACCTATTCTGTTTCTCTTCACCCACCCCGCCCAGGTCCACGTCTTGCGGTTGCCAGCAGATGCAGGCGTTCTGGACAAGTAGGCACTGTCACTACTGTTGAACCGCAGGCTTCTTTCAATGGCGTAGCCACCAGCAGCTCCGGCAGCAGTAGCAAGCAACAGGGGGTTGGCGCTTCCGGGAATCATCAGCTCAGGTTAGTGATCAGGGTGGCAGTGATCTTGGTCGCAGACTGCACGGCATATACCAAGCAGTCAACCGCACCAGCAGCAGTGCTTAGCGTAGGCGCTATGCCACCAGTAAACTCCCAATCTGCTCCATACGCCAGCGTTCGGCTACCAGTGCCATCCTGCGTAATCCAGATGCAACCCGACTGACCGGCAGCAATGTTGCTCGGATTTGCCAAAGTGGCATTTGTGTCGAGTGTGACGCTGAAGTTATTGCTATCTGCAAAATTAGGTGTAATTGTTGCTGCACTTGTCAGCGCCGTAATCTCACCACGTTGGCCCTTGGTCCACGTCTGCGCACCATCGAGCAAGCCATAACCAGTAATCGTTTGACCAGCGGCAAATGTGATTGCGCCGGTCATTGTTCCGCCGCTTTTTGGTAATGCGGCAGCGGCAAGGTCGTAAGCGCTCTTGACTGCGTTTGGCGTGGCTGCGGTCGTGGTGCTGGTGCTGCTAGTAGAGTCCGTCAGCTGCACCGTGCCGCGAACGCTAGTGCTACCTTGTTGAATTTTGGTGCCAGTAATTGCAGCGGCACCATTTACATCAGCATCAACAATTGCGCCAGCCGCAATTGCAACTACGCCAGTGTTACTGATCGTAATATCGCCTGTAATAGCACGCGCAGTTGGCACATTTGCCACGCTGCCGATAATGACATTTCCAGACGTTAGCGATGCGAGCTTGCTGTAATCAATTGCAGCGCTGGCATTGATGTCTGCATTAACGATGGCTCCAGCAGCAATGCTGGTAACACCAGTGTTGCTAATTGCAACATCGCCCGTTACCGCAGTAGCAGTGGCAACATTGCTGCTGTTGCCAACATAGATTTGAGCCGAAGTTAGCGACGTACTCAGCTTTTCGGTGTCTAACTCTTGGATTGCTAGCTGCACATTTGTGGAGCTAACATTGCCGCTAGGCGTAAAACTAATGTTGGTTGCAGTTTGACCGGCAATAGCACTAGAAACATCAATCAACTCCCATGTCGTACCGTTAGACAAAATCATGTCTGGCGGTGCCAACGCTTCCGCTGGAGCGTTGCCTGTACCTGTACCAGACGTACTAACAACTAAGTAGTAACGATTGTTTGTAGTAGAAGCGGCTGGCAGCGCCCCGCCAACTGTCAAGCCTAATGCAGCGCCAGCAGCTGTAACTGAATCAACTTCATTTAGGTTGGCATCATAGGTGCCAGCAAAAATCAATTCACCTGAAGTAATTGTGACAGGCAACCATGCACTTCCAGACCAGATGTAGAGATCGCCATTTAGCTCATCCCAGAAATACTGGCCCTTAAAATCAGCCGAGGGGAAGCTGACAATGCCTGCCGTTGAACCGGAACCACCAAATTGGACAGTAGATAAATCAGCAAGTTTTGCGCCCGTGATAGCGCTATTGGCGATTCGATCACTGATCAGTTCGCCGGTTGCAATCTTGGCTGCATCTAAATCAGGAATGTCAGCTTCGGCTAGCGTGGCGCCAACTGTGACATGACCTTCTGCATCAATCGTAATTTTGGTATAAGTACCTGGAGTGGCAGTATTGGTGTGATCAAGGCTGCCATCAAGATTTACCTCTAAACCTGTGCCGGGATATACTGCGCCGATGATTCCAGCAGAAGCGGCAGGCAGATCACTTGCCTGAATTAAACGTCCGCCAGTGACCAGACCCTTTGCCGTGTATTGAACTAAGTGATATTCGCTTGAATTAGCAGTAACCGTATTATCAATTTCAATGGTGTCTGTGCTGAGTGTTAGTCCACCACCATTGACCTGAACAGCGCCTTTTGCATCAGTTGTTGCTGTTGGCAGATCACCGGATGCGATTGTGCGGTAGCTGACAGTACCAGCACTACCACTGGGACCAGCAAGAAATTGACCAGCGGCTGTACTATTGTCCAGCGTGGTGCTGATTGTTACTTCATCCCCAGATGTACTGACCGTGATATTAACAACACCCGAGCTATCGCCGACGACACTGTTGATTGAACCCGCAGCCTTAAAGCTGATCCAGCTAGATCCGTTCCAGCAGTAAACCTTGTTGTCATCAACGTCGAGAGCAAGCTGACCTACAAACGCACCGCTCAAAGGCAGCACTGTTACGAGATCAACTGTGGCTTCATCGCCAATCTTGGATGCAGTTACCGCATCGTTAGCAAGCTGCGTTGATGTGATAGACGAATTAACTAGCGCTGCACCAGCGATCTGTTGACTACCAAAAAGAATTTTGGCTCCCGGTATCGTGGCATCAGCAATCAACGTGGTGGCATTACCCACCAAGTCGGTCACGGTGATCTTGCGCGATTCACTCGCGCTTATATCCGCTACAGCTACAAAATCACCAGCGGCGAGATTGGCGCCTGCAAGCGTTGGTAGTTCGCTGATCCGCAGGTCTGCCATTGTGCTTACTTAGGTCAGTACAACCATCTTAGGCGGACTCGTCGCCTTCGAGAAGTAGATTCCCGCCTTGCTCCAGCAAGATCGGGCTACCAGCCTCCTGAAGCAAACGTCTTGATGTGGTTGTCTTGGCGCGCAGCTTAATCGCCCCAGTAGCCACAAAATCAATTGTGGAGACAATAATGTCTCCTGGCGCGAAGCTTGTCGCGCTGTTAGTGATTAGCGCATCAAACTCCCACCACAAGGCATCATTGAACTGCGTACCGGCAAAACTGCCGCCCGCTGCGTCAGTGTCTGGACTCTTAATATACAGCTTAATATGCAAATTAGATCCTATTTCTGTGCGCAAAACAAGCTGCATTAAATAGTTAACTGGTTCATACCCGGCTTCGTTGACATAATCCCATTGGGCACTAATTCGACCGCTGCCAGTGATCAACGAACTGTATTGCTGACGATAACGATCACTTAAAACTGTAATATCAACCGTTTCGCGATTTGTATTTAGTTCGTAGTCAGTAACGCAAGCCAATAGTCGCCCGCCACGATCACGAATGGTTACTTGAATTGGAATGTCACGCGCTATATCTCGAAGCTCAACTAAGCCAGCTGTACTGCCTTCTAGGCTGTCATCAAAATTGTCGTAAAGCCTGATACCGCCTAGTTCATCAACAAAAATAAACCAGTTGCCGCTCGCGTAAACGGTGTTATCGCCCCAGCCTGATGCGGCAACAAAATCTAATGTTGTGCCGTCGGTAGATGTAATTTCAATTAAGTCGCCGCTAATTAAACATCCTTCGTTAAAGTCAAATGAAAATCTACTGCGCCCTGCGTTTACGTCTGATGGATTGACGATGCTCTCTAGCGGCTCTTCAACAGATTGCCGCGTTATTTCAACGTTTCCAATGTTGCCAAGATAGACGCCCATTAGATCGTTACCTCAGTCAATGCCCCTGTAGCTTGGAATGAAATGTCTGCACGGGTGATCTCACCAACAGAAGCGCCAAAGCTAACGCTAGTGATGTAAGCGGCAAGACGCACATCATGGTTAATAGCGCCTTCTACTAACCGCAGTCGCATGTCTACCGTATCACCATCACTCACACCAGCAATTTTTAAGACTTTTTTAAGCGCAAGAGCGGCATCGTTTCGACCAGTTCCATCGTTGTAGTACAGAATGCTGGCGCTTCCGCTAAATTCCTGCACGCCTGGTGTGTAGGTGCGCTGAGAGTCGCCTAGCGTTGTCGTCTCAAGCGTTTCCAGATTTCCGGTCAAGCTCCAGCTGCTGACCTTGATCTGTTCGGTGCCGTCAATTAACAGGCGACCGTCTCTGCCGGTATAGACCTTAGCCATCAAAGCACCCCTATCAGTTTTACTGTAACGCTACTGATGCCGGGACGCACCGACTTAATGGTCGGTGGCTCCTGATAACGCCATTGATTGCCGGTCGCAGCATCAATTGCAGCAGCACTTCCACTCCAGCCAGTGCGAAACGCAGAAGGCAAAGCAAAGCTACTAAACCCGCCCTTTGTTTCGTCGTAATGCGCTACAAAATCATCAGCTTGCGTGTCGGGGATGTTGTCGTATGACAGATCCAATGTCATGCCAGTGCGCTTATCGCCATATAAAATACGAACTTCTTTGCCGTTTTGCGACTGAAACGTTTTATATGGATAGTCGCCAGCGCTAAAGCTGCGTCCTGTTGGGGCATACGTGGGATAAGCCATTAGGCGGCAGCTCCAATTGCCTCAAACGAACCATCCAAGTCTAAAACGTCCCTGCCGATCAAACTACGGTTAGAGGCATCGACCGGGAAGCTGCTTGCCTTGATAGTAACAATACCGTTTTCATCAACGTCAAGCGCTTCAACCTGATAAACCTGATTTGCTACGTTTGTATTGATCACAGAGAAAACGCAATTCTTCAGGTTAGTTGCAAGGCCACCGCTCACTTGAAGTGTCCCGCTTGCGACTTCTTGTTGATCACGTTCCCAGAAATACACGCTGTATTCGCCATCACTCAGGGTTGTGGCAGCAATAATTGTGCCGTCTGGCTTGACAATTCCGTTGTTCACGGGATTGTAAGGGCTGGATTCGGTCGCCACTCGTATGTATTGACCAGGCGCCAAGCTCATGCCCCAAGGCAGCGACTGGAAAGTAACCGTATGAGTCACGTATTTACGGATGGCTAAAAAGTAACGGGCAGCTTTGATGGCATGACCCATATGAGAAACATGCGGTAAATCAAATTCTTCAATTGGGTAGCTTGACGACCCAGCATCTGCGTAACGCACGATCACGGTTTCTTCGCCAGGCAAACGGTTGTTCCCTTGGCGGCGATAACGGACAGCAGCCTGAAAATCCTTGCGATCCTCTAGCTCAAGCCACTCAAGCGTAAATGAACCCTCAATGATATTGCCTTCAGTAAACATCGCACTAATTTTTACTGGACGGTCGCCGTCAATTTTGTAGCTATCTGGATCGTATGGAACAGCGGGCTCGATGGCAATGCGACCATTTTTCAAGGTCAAGTAGCAAAGCATTGATGGGGCTTTTTCCGCCAACCAGGATCTGATGTTGGTTGGCTCTGCAATTACGTCATCAAAAAACAGTTGATTGGCCCGTAAAAATCTGCCGGTTTCAATCAAAGCATCACGATCAACCAGGGCAGAATTGATGATTGCCCCCGCGCCTGTGTCTGTGTCAGTGCATAAGTACCAGAGGAAATCAGTTAGCAAGTTGCTGGAGCCACGATCACCATCCACCAAACGCTCTACCTCAATTCCGTTTTTAATGCAGACACGCACCTGATCTAGTTGGCCGAACATATTGCCGCTGCGAATTTTCAAGCCAACAACAGCGCAGTTGTCGTATTGCGGCGCAGGCTCTTCAGACAAGCATTCGTTCACATAAACGACTTCATGCTCGGGGCCGTTATCGCAGCTCCTGGTGATCAGATCGCCGTAGTGAGAAACTTCAGCAATTGCGCTATAAGCCTCAAAAAGGCGGGCGGAAGATCTAGGTTGATCCAGTTGGACGTACTCTTTTTTCGTTGTTACCTCGTACTCAAAAAATATCTGAGTGCCACTAAGCAGGCTTACGCTTTTATAGAAAGTATCACCATCTTGCCAGTTGTTGCTTGATGACACAACTGTTACGGATTCATGGTTCCACCATTTATTCCTTGGCGTATCAGCATAGGAACGAGCGTATGACTTCATGTTTACTGTCATATAAACTTCTTTGCCGTCTCTTATTGAGTTCCAGCCTTCAATTGACTCTGTTGTTCCATCAGGTAGATTGTCGAAATAGGGATCACGCCCTGGTGAACCATATTTGGCATAGGTAGCAATTGTCAGTGCGCTGCCTTCCTGTTTGTCCGTAACTACTGTCTGAACGTTATCCGCATATACAATGCGACTTAACACAGCTGATTCAACTTCGCCTGTTGTTCGCCATTCTCCGTATGTAACATCCCCAATTGCCTCGGGAACGGGGGTCATTTCAGAATGCGTAAACAGATCGCGTGCCGTGCGCTGCCGACCGCGTGCCATTACGCGGAAAGTCCCTACATAGTTAGTTGCTTCCCATGTATGCAGACCAGGGCGTCCACCGTCTAGTTCAAATACCACCAAGTTTGGATCTGCTTGCTGACCAAAAATTGCACTGGTAATGGGCCTAAACCTAAACTCAAGCTGTGAGCGTGTTGGATGTGTAATCCGAATAAAGGAATAAATGTCTTGAGGTGAGCTACCTGTTACAGCAAAAGCGTAAGGGCCGATTGCCACCCAGCCTTCATTTCGGTTGTAGTCGCGCCATGGTTCATTGTTTGAGTTGCGAACGTCTAAAAAGAAGAACGATGTACGTCGGGCGTAGCTGTTCATTGTGCCAGCACGCACAGCAATACCTTTTTTGTTGTACCTATTTAGAAAAAATGGCGCAGGAATGGTATTGAAATTTGTTAACCCGTTAAACCGGCTCCAGACTTGAGATTTAATCCCTATTTCAGTGACATCGCATGGCCTGTTGTTTAGCACTGTCGCCATATCGTATTCACATATTGGGTAAAAAGTTTCGTCTAAATCCGCGTAGGGAATTGCATTGGGTTTATTTATGAAATCTCTTGCTACGACACCGATAACTCGGTTGTTATTTGTCCATGCTTCTAGACACTTAAGGCGAATCCTGTACCCATCGTCGCTGTGCAGCTTGGGATCGTATGGGTCACTTGGTCGCTCAATAACCTGCCATGTACTATGACCGATCATAAATTTTGCGCCAAGTGCAAATTGATCGTCATAGCGACGCATCTCATCTTCTACTGCGCTCCGAATGTCATCTAAGCGCAAAGGTTCTAGGTCTGCTTTGTCGTCATTATCTTCAAACTGAAATGGGACCGTTTCTTGACGGTTGCGACCAAGCAATACAGTAATTTCATCGCCTTCATTTACTTCTAATTCAGCAGAAACATTTGTCCAAAAAGTTCCATATTTATCTTGTTGGCGATTCTCTGTAATTCCTTGGCCATTTAGACTTATGATGCCCACACGACGAGCATAGTTTCTACCTGTTCCGGGCATCCCCCAGCGTCCCTGTGGATGACTGTTTTTTAGATAGGGATCAACGTATTTTTTGTAAATATGTCTTTGCTCTGCTCTTTGCTCCGCAGTCATGTAATCGCCTTCAAGCACGGAAACAATTTCCCAGTTTGGGCGGAACGGCGTACCGTTCGGGATTCCCCGATAAACTCCAAAAGTCGTTTGATTGCTAGGCGTCAGCGCCCCGCTAAACGCAGCCTGATTTACTGCAGATAAAGTAGGTGCCGTAAAAGCATCATCACCTGGCGCCAAACCGATTTCTGAAGAAAGCCTGCCGTAACGCAAGTTTTGCCCACGTAAGCGCGATCCACCGGCCAACGCTTCATATCCACCATTCCAGTAGAAATCAAAAAACTCTTCATAAACGCTATTAAGCGCATTGTTACCTAAAAAGATGCCGGACAATTCAGGACGCGGCATGTCGCCTTGCCCAGCGATCATCACAAGCTCAGCTATTTGATAGCTACCCCAGCTTTTTATGCGTGACCAAACAAGATTTGGCGTAATAACTTGCCCACCGCTAATAAAAGCTGTTCCGTTTTCGTCTACGTGCTGCTCTTGTTTTGTAAAACAAATAGGAACAATAGATCCATATTCGGCAAGGTTTTGAATTGAGTCAAAACCAAACGATGGTGCATAAATGTCTGTTCCTTGCTGCCCGCCAAGCTGTCGATTTCTCGATCGTTTCTGATCAAATTGTTGAGGTTTTGGCGCCAATAAAAATGATGCTGCGGTCGATGCAAGTCCAATGACTAAACTAACAATTGCAACTGTAAGTGGATCATTTCTTACATCTGGCACATGGGCATATTCCGCTGGCCTTACATACGGATGCTGTCTTATATGATCCGAAAATTGCCGATACTCTTCGTCACTGCATCCAAGCTCAGCAATTAGGCGCTTTTCAAACGGAAGCAGCGGTTGATTGGTACTGCGGCGATAGGGCACCATGCCACCGCCTTCAAATGCTGGTTGATGTAGAGGCATCCGTTTTCCCAGTAAACCGCAAAAGCCGTGGTTTCTTGCGGCAGCAGTAGCACGTCACCATCGTACTTCGCCTGCTCTATTCTGCGACACCATTTCAACAGGTCGCGACCAATCACGAAAGGATTGCCTTGATACCAAGCTTGGCGCACAGGAGGCCGTTCAAGGTTCAAGCGATCCAGTACCAGCAAAACCAAATGGATGCAATCAATTGCACTGTCTGGATCGGACCCATCAGCACCATAACGGTAGGGTCGCCCAATTAAATCAATCACTGCACCCGGACGCTAGCGGTCAATGGTAAGTTGCCCACCAATTGCTTGGTCAGTCGCTTTCTTGGTACATCTGCACCAACAGCATCAAACACGGAGGCAAGCTGCAGTTTCAAGCTAGTGTCATCCCATGTTGCTGTAACAATTTGGCCAAGATACGCATTTAGCAAGGTGTAATTTTCTTTACTGTCTGGGTTGACGAGCACCGTGCGTACATTTGCGAGCCACTTGTCTGTTACGGCAATTTGCGCCCAGCCGCGACTCAGCGAATTATTTGGGAACACAAGCGTTGCCGGTTGATTGTCACCAGATTTAGTAAAAGTGGTGCCGCTAAAAGCAAAAGGCATGAAGCCAAAGTAGCTTGGCTCCCCAGTTGTCACATTGAAAAAAGGCGCATCTTCATTGACCCAGTAATTCTGAAATTTGTAGCCACCTGTTTCAGTGGGAGTTCGCAAAGTCAAGTAATGACCAAACGCTAGTGTGTCGCTCATAGACCAATTCTCCGACGTGTGTTGGTATTTTGCCTGAGACTAGTCAGAGCACGCTGCTCACCCTGTTTAGCGCCTTGGGCAGCCGCTTGCCGCATACCAGCTTGGAACTGATCGGCGGTGACGTAATCCACTTGGTTGATGCGTTCAACGCTGTAGCGCACGTCGATTGGCTGCATCGTTGCAGTTGCTGCGCTGCCGCCTTCAGTGCTGGTGCCGTTGCCGGGGATGACGGATTCGCCACGGGCGCCACGCGAGTAACGGGACATTGCGGCGGACATTTTGGACTGCGGGATGACATATTCCGGTTCACCGCCTTCGCCGATTAACGCATTAGTTGGCCCCGTAACAAATCCACCTTCGGCAAATGCGCCAGTCGGGAACATATTACCGCCCGACAATGGCGAACCATTAAAACTTAAGCCAGTTGTATCTGTACCAAAACCGCCGACACCAGCAAACAATCTTGCAACGCCAATTGCAAGATATTGAGCAATAGCTTGCGTAGCGTAATCAATCAAAGCCTCGCCAATTTTGGCGAAAAAGTCGGAGATTCCCTCTTGCGCTGACTTGGCGCCAGTAATGACATCTTTAAAACTACTTGAAAAAGCATCACCAATTGCAACCGCAGCTGTTTGTATTTGATTTGCTGGTGCCAAAAAATCTTGCAGTCCTTGCTGCATCTCTTGGATCATGTTGGCGATTGGGCCGCCGCCTGCAACACCAAATTCTTCTGCATCAAACGCTTGCTTAAAAAGCTTGTCTGCTTCCTCGGCCTGCTTCTTAAGCGCTTCAGTTTGCAGGTCAATTAACTCAAGCCTTTGGATTTCTGCGTTGAGTTGGTTTAGGTTGGTTTGCTGCTCCGTGTTTTTAAGCTCTGCAATTTGCTTTGCGCGATCTTCAAAATCAAACTGAATTTGCAGGCGCTTCTGCTCAATTTCATTTGCTTCGCCAAGTAGCAACACTTGGCGCGAGAACTCAGTGCCAAGCCTGTCGCCTAGCTCAAGTGAACGCTGAATTTCTTGGGCAAGGCGTTCAGCATCACGTGCTGCCTTGTCAACGCCGCCGCCGCCGGATCGTCCGCGTCCAGATCCTGCAGTACCGGCGCCAAGAGCGGGTAATGCACGTTGCCCTTGCGGTGCAGTGACTTGCGGCTTGACCTGTCCAGTGCGGATACCAAACGCTTCAATCAGATCACGTTCGCGTTGTGCAGTAATTTCTTGAAACTGACGGTTGCGCTCAAAAGGATTGGCGATACGCCTGCCTTCAACAATTGCCTTGGCTTCGTCTTGGGCTTGTCGAAGTATTTGTTGACGTCCACGTTGATCCAGCCC